ACAAAATATTAATCTCCAAAACCAGCTTGTCAATCTCCGCAACCAAACTGCTCTACAGCAGGCAGGCTTTAATCAGCAGTCTCAGCTTGCCGAGCTTCAATCTAGGCTTGGTCTTACTCAACCGCTCCAAAATATTCTTGAGATCTTATCGGGTCTTCAAGGACAGGGCCGGGGAGTTATTGCAACGGAAGATCAAACACTGGGAAGGAATTTTAGCTAATGGCAAATGCAGCGGATATTCTAAGTCGAGCAGCTCCATACTTGAACATTGTTTCGGATGTCTCGCAGCGCTATGGAGTGCCCAAAGAACTAATGCTGGCAATGCTTGAGCAAGAGAGCAAGTTTAATCCAGTGGCGGTTTCTCCAGCTGGGGCCAAGGGAATCGCACAATTCATGCCTGCGACGGCACAACGATTTGGAGTAGATGCTTTTAAACCTTCTTCTGCAATTGAAGGGATGGGGAAATATTTGCAAACTCTGGGCGGATTGTTTAATAATGATCCTACGCTGATGGCAGCGGCCTATAATGCCGGAGAAGGTCGAGTACAAAAGGCTAATGGAGTACCACAGATTCCCGAGACGCAAAATTATGTGAAGGCTGTATCGGATAATCTAGCTGCTTTGACTGGAGCCAATGCAGGCACTCCCGTAAGTTCTGCGATCTCTGCGACTCCTGCAATTAATGAAGTCGATGTATCTGGAACTCCGGCTGCAAATGGTACTCCTGGGCTATTCCAAGGTGTGGCAAATCCAGCTTCTTTAGTGCCGCAAACTCCGGTCTTCGGCAAAGGTATGCAGGGGCTTTTGACTGCGCTAGCTTCAATTGGAGCTTTGGGTGGAACTGCGGCAAACATCATTGGGGCCATTAAACGCAGCGGATCGCCGGGAAATGAGGCCATTAAGCAATCGGGGGATATCTTAGGAGCTTTAGAAAGCCAAAAGAAGATTCAACAAGCGCAGCAGGATATGCAGCAATTGGCCACGAATCCAGACCTCACTCCCGCAATGCAAACCCTGGCTGCTGTTGGTGGTCGCCAAGCCTTAACTCAGAATGTGCTTTCACAGGCTAATGCGAATACCCCGGGCAAACAATTAGAGCTTCAGAGATTGCAGCAGGAAGTAGACGCCAATACTCCTGAAGGTAAAGCCCAAGCCCTACGCGATAAGTTGCAGGAGTATGCGCTGCAAAAGGGGATTGAGAACAAGCTCAAGGATAGTGCTGACGCTGAAGATGCAAAAACACTAGTGCAGCTTCGTGCCCTTGGAGAAAATGCAACTCCCGAGCAGGCAACGCAGCGGCAAATTTTGGAGTCTAAATTAAAAGCGGCTGTACCTGAGCCGGTCATGAGCAAACTTACCAATCCTGATCCAAATACAGGCTTAGTTGCTGCATATAACAAAGATTATCAAACTGTTAAGGACCTCGATAAAATACAGGCGATTCTTACAAAATTTCCAGCAGAGCAAGCTGCGCGCTTCCAGGGTGGTATACAAAATTATTTGCAAAAAGCCATCCCGGATGCAGACCGAGCGGAATTGCAGCAAGTAGAATTTATTCTTTCCCGTGCTATTGTGCGCGGCTATATTGGAGAGCGTGGTAAAGTTCCAGTACAAGAATATGGAAACGCCAAAGACGCCCTATTAAATCTTTTATCTAAAAGCGAGGCTGAGCGAAGCCGTTTGTTGGGGAATTTAAGGGAGGTCTATTCTCAAAACGCCAAAACCCAATATAATCAAATCAATCTCTATGGGCGGCAATACTTTGGAAATCCTAAGCTAGCAGAAGACCCCGGCTTAGGAGTTTTAGGGGCTCCGAGCGATTTTGAGGCCGCAAAAGCAGCTCCTAGTGCCGATAATAATGCGCCTACTTCAGGAAGTGCTCCTGCCGTGCTTCCTGCTGGCTGGGCAAAAGACCCCGATGGTGTGATACGATTTAAAGGAAAATAAATGGCTGACCCGGTAACCTTAGAAATCCCTGGAATGGGCAATCAGAAGTTTGATAGCATGGACGAGGCTGTTAAATTTATGCAGGCTTATGGAGCTTCCAAAACTCCAGCTCCTTCGCCGACACAATCTGCTTTGGGAGCGGCAATCAATATCGTCAATCCTGCCGCCAAAGGACTCTCTGCAATTCAAGACGTATTACGCATGATTGGCAAAGAAACTGCTCCTCAGGTAGCTGCAACCCCAACGGACTATGGCACTTCTCTTGCGGGAGAGATGCTTAAGCCCGATACTCAGTTTTTAGGGGCGGCAGTTCGAGGAATGGGACAGGGGGCTTTATTGGGCCAAGGAGACCGCGCATTAGCCTATGCCCAATCTACAAATGATCCCATTTTGCGAGCCTTAACTCTTCCTGTGAATACCACACATCCTACTTATGATCAGGCGCTACAGGAGTCAATTCAGCGTAGGGAAGCTTTGAAGCAAGAATATCCTACCTCCTATGCAGGAGGAAAACTTTTAGGAGAATCGGTTGGGCTGCCTGCGGTGATTTCAAAACAGATTTTAGGGGCTCTGGGAGCTGGGGTCAATAAAATTGGAGAAGCCTTATCGGATTCCTCCTTTGGGCAGAAAGGAATTGGTAAAACAATCGCAGATACCTTAGGCTTTACTAGCTCCTATAAAGACGCGTTAGACCGGGCCAATAGCCAGATTAATGAAATAGCCCCAGCTCGCAATCAAATTTTAGAACAGTATTCCAAAGATCCAACAATAGGAGTTGCCTTTCCTTCTGGTAAAAATCCTATGGATTGGAAGTATGTGAAGCGTGTTGCTGATTTAATGGATAGGGGCGGTCAAAGTGATACTGGGCAGGCTCTTATACAGCTAGCAGCTAAGGCGCAAAATAACGAGGCCATGACCGTTCAAGAAGCACAAACTTTGAAAGAAGCCCTCGATGGTTTGGCTTTTAGTGCAAAGACCGGGGAATTAAAAACTTCAATGTCGGCAGATTCTATGTATCGTTGGGCCAATAATTTGCGGCAAGGAATTGTAGATGCCATTCCTAATAAAAATGATGCCATCCGTCTAGCACAAATGAATTCTACCATGTCCAATCTTTATGATATTTCGAGGAATGCCTCTCAGCAACTAACAAAGGTATTACCGAAAGGGCATATTATTGGCCAGATTACCTCTACCGTTTTGGGACATCCCGCTGGGGCCACTGGGCTCACAACCCTAGGTAGAGGATTGGCTGGATCAGCAGAAACAGCCGGTAGGGCCGTCGGAACAGCAGCAAATGAACTGGTGACTGAATGATCACGAACTCGGAAGGCATTGCCCTAATTAAGCAGTTTGAGGGACTCTCATTAAGAGCTTATCAAGACACTGGCCGAGTATGGACGATTGGCTATGGACATACGAACGGCGTCTTTGCGGGCATGATAATCTCGAAGGAGGAAGCGGAAGAATTCTTTCAAGAAGACCTCCACGAAGCTGAGGCTATTGTTCAAGCCCATGCACAAGTTCCTCTTACAGGTAATCAATTTTCAGCGCTTGTTGCCTTTATTTTCAATGTTGGCTATCAAGGTGTTTGGAATCGAGAGCATAACAGGCCTACCATTATATTTGAGAAACTTAATAAAGGAGACTATCAGGGAGCTGCTAATCAGCTTGATTCTTGGATTCATGATAATGGCCGCGTTGTGGAAGGACTGAAGAACCGCCGAGCTGCCGAAAAGTCACTCTTTTTGAAAGATGTTTGATGATTGATTTAACTTTCTTTTCAACAATCCTGGGGTCAAGCGCGGTATCGGCTGTGGCTGGGGCCTGGTTTGGTCGGCGTAAATTAAAAGCGGATGCGTTGGCTACTGAAGCCCAGGCCGGGAAAACCACAACCGATGCGGCAACGGCGACAGTAGCAGCTATTTTAGAATGGGCCAAAATGCTCTCCCAAAGAATTGAATCTCTCGAAAAACTGGTTGCAGAACGTGACCAACTTATAGTAGGATTAAGGACTAAAGTTATAAGTATGGAATTGCAGCTTAAACGAATTGACCCTACTCAACCTCAATAAGGAAAAGATATGGCGCAAACTAATTCTCCTAATATGGTCTCCTTCTCCGCTACTGGCGGAGCTGCGGCTATTACGCAAAAAATGGACTTTATGGCCAAGTGCGTGATTGTCCTTAATGCAACGAAGCCTTCTGTTTCTCTCTGGTTGCCTAGTCTGGGCAACCCGGGATTCTTCAAAATTGATGATACGGGAGCCGGAACAGTGGATCTCTCCTCAGGTACTACGAATGGCATTACAGTCAAACCAGGAAGCATTACTCTGGGCACCACCATTCAAACTACCTCGGATGCTCTTCACGTCCTGGCGTTTAGGTAATATATGCCGCTTAAAAAAGGAAGCTCGAAAGAGACCATTTCAGAAAACATCAAAAAATTATCGCAAGAGGGACGGCCTCAAAAGCAGGCAGTCGCAATTGCACTTAACACGGCTGGAAAGTCGAACAAAAAGAAAAAGAAAGGTTATTAACTATGCCTCATCCTTATGATCTCGTCCCCTTTTCCTATACTGGCACTGGAGCCGCTTTAAATGTCCCGATGTACACTACGCCGCGCCTGATTGTGGCGTTCAATAATACTGACGGAGACACTCTTTGGTTCTGGTACCAGGGAATGGCTGCTGATACGGGCATTACTTCGGATGCTGCCGTAGGCACCGTTGCTTCGGGCGGCTGCACTGTCACACGGCAAGGCTTCACTCTCGGTACCAATGCCAAGATGAATGAAAGCGGGAAAGCCTATCTCGGGTTTGCTCTTCTGTAATTTATGGGAAATCTATTAAAAGAGCTTATTACCTTCCTACGAGTGACTCTTAGACGCGCAGGCGATCCTAATGAGCCAGCTTCGGAGCAGTATGCTGCTATTTTAATTGACCTAAATGAACAGATTAAAGCCCTAGATAAATTCTGCAAAGAATATAAGAAAGGAAAATCCAATGGCCAAAGGAAAGAGTAAAAGCCGCATTGTCGGCAATCTCTGGAAAGACGTTTCGGACGCTCAAAAGGCTGCCGGAGTGGTTCTTACCGGACATCTCGACGGTCTGGGTCGAGTTACCGTCTTCAAACGTAAAGAGAAGCGTGCTGGGAAGAAGGATAGTGATTTTTACGTGACGGCGGATCTCCCTGAAGGTTCGGCGGCTGCCCCCGAAGAGGTTGATGAAGATACCCCGTTTTAAATCATTGGAGGCGTATTCCCCTGTAGGTCCCAATGAATGCCCGAGTGCTTTTGCTCAACTATGCGGAGAACTATAAGGCTAAATTTGGTCTTATCTATCCCATTAGTTGGGCGAAGCACGGGGCAATTTTAAAACGTCTCATCAAATCTTATGGAGTCGAAACCGTTGAAGCCTTTTTGCGGCTCCATTTAGCCGACACGTCTCAATTTGTAGTAGGCTGCGGACATAGCCTCGAAAGCCTCTCTTCTCAGCTCTCTCGATATATCGCTGCATTAAAGCGGGAGCAAGACAAACCCAAAGAAGCACTCTCCGATATTAAGGATCTCTTCTCATGACGCTTCGGGGACAAAATCTCTCTGATAATTGGGATACCTTTTTTGACTTCTGTGCCAAGCGTTTTGAAGGGGCTTCTTGCGGGATTGAAGCCATTGATAAAGCAATCCTAGGTCTGCGAGGTATCATTGGCATTCGCGGCGCTCCCGGCACCAATAAATCCACTCTATCCCTTCAAATAGCCCATCATTATGCAAAGAATCATGGCCCTGTAATCTTCTATGACCGGGAAAATGGCATCAATCGACTAAGACTCCGCATGCTGGCCCAAGTCCTGACCATGAGTGAAGTGGAAATCATTAGGGCCATTTTAAAAGAAGAGGAAATCCCCTTTGAATTAATCAAGACGCTTCCCTTCCATGTCATTACTAAAGCCTCAATCCCTGAGCTATATGAAGTTGTCAAAGAGCAAGTAAAGAAGGGAAAACGCCCACTATTGGTCATAGACAGTCTACAAAAATTGCCAATGAATATGGAAGACCGGCGCGGCTCGATTGATTCCTGGCTCATTGCAATTGATGAGTGGAAGGTAGAATTCCAGCAAGACTTCCGCTGTCTCATAATCTCCGAGAAGAACTATTCTAATTATTATAACCCTATGTTGGGTGGCTCTAAAGATTCATCCGAGATTGAATATACCATAGAAGTATTCTTGGATCTTCGGCCTCATCCTGAGAATCGAGAGATTGTTATTTGTACAGTGGCAAAAGACCGAGATGGCTTGCAGGGCGCGGAAGTAATTCTGAAGAAGACATTAAGTGATCCTGAAAATCCCCGCTCTTTTTGCTATAAACTTGAAGAATATATAGAGGAACCTTTTTAATGGTGACACAACTTGACCAACGTCTACAGGATTTGTATAAAGCGTATCCTTATTTGAAGAAAACGCCGCTGCAACTTGTGCAGGGAACGACTACAAAACCATATCAAATGGAATTTTTCCAAGGCACAGACAAGACTCCAGCCAAAATTGAAATCTATAATCCTAATGTAACGCTAGATGATCTGGCAGGAGAGGTAGTCTCTCATCAATTAGTAAATACGGATTCTTTTTTAGGCCATGTCTACAGTAAGTTTAAGGACTCTTTAACTAAAGACCAAATGAATCGATTACAAGAGCAGTATCAGTGGGCACAAAATAAAGAAGGAGAAACTAGGCCGTTTGAGGTATGGAAAACTCTCACAGGATTGCCAGCCTATTTTAGGGGCTATCTCTTTAATCAGTGGCCCGATGAATTTAATAAGAAGGCATATACTCCAGACCAAATAGACTTATTTAATAATACGCGGCAATACCTACAAGCACCCGCAGAGTAAATTAAATGACAAACTCCCTCAATAGTGTCTTCGTCCCTGCAATGGATGGCCTCAACCATATCAACATCTTTTTGAAGGCGAAAACGAGCCTGGGTCGATGGATGAGCAATTGGGCGCATACCCCTTTTACGCATCTTATCCATGGAAAATTTGCATCGATTGAGGGCTTTTGGTATTGGCTTAGCTCGCGGCAGGACTGTTTAAGAGATTTAAGCGGGGTTACTGCAAGAAATCTGGGCAAAGTTCTTCCGCGTTTATTTATCATGAAAGAAGCTGAATTCCGCAAAGAGATTAGGTATGCTATAAAGATGAAATTGGAAACTAACCCAGACATGCGGCTAGCCTTAAAATTGTCCACCCTGCCATTCACGCATTACTATTCCTACCCCAACAAACTTATTAGACTGCCTGACTATCAATGGGTAGTGGATTTCTGGACTGATGAACGCAAGAGGCTTCGAGGAGAGATCGTTTGGTAGACTTCTTAAATTTCATCAAACAAGATCGCTTTATTGTCCTGGATATTGAGACAACAGGCCTCAATCCCCGCCAGGATTCTATCTTGTCGGTTGCCTGGAAGTCTGCCCACAAAGAAGGCTGCATCCTTGGTATTGAGAATCTCCAAGAGTTACTTCCCGAATTACTTGACCCCACTATTGCCAAAGTCTTTCACAATGCAACCTTCGATACTTCCTTTCTCCGTAAAGCAGGCATCAAGATTGAAGGTCCTATTATCTGCTCCGTGGTGCTTGCACAAATGGTGAATGAGAATCGTAAACTTGGTTTGGATGCTTTAGCTATTGATTATCTCGGGAAAGACTCCTTAAAGGCCTATCATGCAATTGTGGCATGGTGCAAGGCCAATGGCCGCTCTGAAGGTGATTATGCCGACGCTCCTCCCGAGCTATTAAGAGCATATAATTTAGAAGACGTCCAGAATACCTATGACATCGTCAAGCGGCTTGTGCAGCATATTGAGACTGCCGATAAGTTTTTAAAGACCAAATTTAAGCTTCGAGAAGGCCTCTCCGATTATTGCAACAGTGAGGCTATCCCATTTGAGCGCTCCACTTATCTGCTTTCTAATCGAGGCATTAGAGTCAATCGAGAAAAGGTAGAAGCTGCCGAAGCAGAAAGCTATAAATTTATTGTTGAGAAGACTGAAGCTCTGGAAGTAGAGTTTGCTAAAGAGATCCTCATTATTCGAGAGGGTCTTCGCAAGAAGCATCAAGACCGGCTAAAGACACAACAGGGCAAGGATCGCGTGAAGCTGCCGGACATTAATTGGGCCTCTGGAGCACAGGTTGCAAATCTTCTTTATGAAGTCATGGGCCTAAAAAAGTTTTATATTGGTCGCAGCGAAACCGGCGCTTATAGTACAAAGGATGAACACCTTCGCATGGCCATAACCAAAGGCCTCCCGGAAAGACTGCAAAGGATTATTCGTGAGATACTCCTCATTAAAAAAGAACAGAAATTTCTCGGCACAGATGCAAGCGGTCTTTTGGGGGCGCTAGAGGGTGATTTTCTTTATCCTGTATTTAAGCAGACCTCAGATGATAAGACTCCTGGAAGAGGAACCGCTACGGGACGTCTATCCAGTTCCCGCAATGTGCAGAATATCCCACCCAGGGCGAGAGAATTCTACATTCCGACCAATCCCGATAATATCTTCGTCTATGCCGACTACTCTCAGCTTGAATTGCGGCTTGCAGCCCACTTCTCTGAAGATAAAAAAATGCTAGAGGCTTTCAGAAAGGGAGAAGACCTTCATAAGAAGACGGCGATGGCCATTTTCAAGGGTGAGGAAATCACGGACAAGCTGCGCAAGATAGCCAAGACTTCGAACTTCCTAAAAATCTATCGAGGCTCTCCAAGACGGCATCTTCAGCAGCTTTTTAAGGATGCGGACATCATCATGAGCCTGGAAGAGGCTAAGGAGATCGACCGTAAATTCTTTGACTATTATTCTGACTACAAAAAATTCCTCGATAACTTAACTCGCTTCCTAGTCTTGCATAAATTCATTTATAGCCCCAGTGGGCGCATCCGCAGGCTTCCTGAGTTGCATCTTTACGCAGGCCTGCAACACGCCAAAAAATATTATAATGGCCCGGACTATGCCAAGCTATATGAGGAATGCAAACGGCACAACCATCGCAACAAAACGGACATCTCTCTCTATGACTATGTGAGTATGAAGTGCCGTCATGCCATCAATCAAGGACTTAACTTCCCCGCTCAATCCTTAGGAGCTACAATCTGCAAATTGGCTGTCATGAAGTTGCATGCAATGGGCTATGATGTCGTGAACAATATTCATGATTCTGTTATTATTGAGCTACCAAAGACAGACTATAAGAGACATTTGGAGCCCATCAAAAAGGCACTTGAAGGAATCTATAAAATAAAAGTACCATTAATAGTGGAAATGAAGGTCCTGAACTCCTTCTCTGAGAAAGATGCCTATGCTGAGCCTTAAAGATCTATTAGCTCCGAAAATTTCAACTATTGCCCTACTCTGCTCAAAGTGCGGCTCCTGCATTACTCCCATTGACTTCCCCCTGGAAGACTATCATGACATTGAAACAGCGAAGAAAAGGGCCTACCAGGTCTTGGACAACATGAACCGCAACCTAGAATGTAATTATTGCGGACTCGTCTATCATACTAGCACGGTTTTGGTGGAGGTACTGCACTAATGGCTCATCCCAATGCAAATAAGGGGCATGCCTTTGAGAGAGTCATAGCTCGCATATTGTCTTCTGTTTGGGAAGGAGCTAAAAGAGGAATGCAGTTTAGGGGAGGCGGAAAAGAGTTTGAGGACATCACGAATACGCCTTTCCATTTTGAATGCTCTAAAGGCGGAGAAAGTATTTGGGCTAAGTGGAAACAAGCGGTCTCGGATTGTAAGCATAAAGGCAAGCCGCCCATCGTAATAAAGCAGCGGGATTATGAAAATCCAGTAGTCATGATTGATCTTTATTTGCTATTATACTTGCTTGATCCCTCTTTTTTGTGGCTTCCACAATACACTTTGGAGTTTCCTAAGGGGCCTGTCTATGAGGTTGATTGTAGCAGGAAGTAGAGACTATGAAGATTATGCAACAGTAGCCGCAACTCTGTTACAAATGGAGTGGTTCATAACGGAGATAGTAAGTGGAGGTTGTCGTGGAGTCGATCAACTGGCTATTCGCTGGGCTAAAGAGAATGATTATAAGTGCACTATTTTCATTCCTAATTGGACTGTTTATCATAAAGCGGCTGGCCCAATACGAAATAAGAAAATGGCTCAATACGGTGATGGGTTGATAGCATTTTGGGATGGGGTTAGTCGCGGCACCAAGAATATGATCGATTGTGCCCTCGAAGTTGGCATGTTTATAAAGGTAATTAAAATATGAGTGATATTATTTCTCTTCGCAGAACGGATAAAGATGGTTGGCGCTGGTACGGCAATAAGGTGAGTGTAACTACTTTCCTCGACCAGGCCGTAGCCAATCCTGGCTTAACAAGTTTCTTTAAAAATAATTCGGCCAAGAAGATTGAAGAGATTCGATCCAGGACTTCACAATTTGGCACCGACGTTCATGCGCTTTTTGAAAAGATTCTTTTGGGGAAGGACCTAGGGGCCTATCCAAAAGACTATCAGCCCCATATCGACACCTTTCATGCCTGGCGAAAGCAGCATCGCGTCAAGCATCATTATTGTGAGTTGTCCTTGGTCTCTGAAGAATTGGGGATAGGAGGAACATGCGATTTTTTAGGTGAGATTGACGGAAAGCTAGTTGTAGCCGACTGGAAAATTACCTCCCGTTTCAAAATTACCAATGGATGGCAGATCGCAGCCTACCGCTACATGATTAAGGAGAATCTCGGCCTTGATGTCGGCATGGTGGGCCTGCAAGTGGACCGCCGCACCGCCCTACCCAAGATGTTCACTTTTGAGCATCTCGGGTGGTGTGACATTCGCTTTAAGGCTGCTTTGGAAGTCTTTAAAGGAGTGCATTTTACAAAGCTGGCTAAAGAGGAATGGCCATGGCTTCACAAGAATGCCCTTTTTGCAGCCAAGAAAGGGGTCAGAAGCGACTTTTCCGACCAGGGAGTAGAGTGGAAAAGGGACAAATAAAAAGTCTGCCTATAGGCCGTTTAAATGCGTTGCAATTTGATTGACAGATTTATGCCTTCATGCTATTAATTTTAGAGGCCGCTACCTGGATATGAATATCATAAAAGTGAAGATAGCTGAGATTAGGACTAAAGAAACCAATACAAAATTTGGGCCACGCCTCCAGGTTTCTATTCGAGAGGCGCTTGAGGGGGGCGATAGATGGCTCTCCGGGCTAGTAGACCCCAAAAAATATAAGCCGGAAGAATGGACACCCGGCACCACGAAAGAGCTGGATGTTTTCGAGCGCGAGGCCAACGGCAGGAACTATTGGAATTTCAAGTTGCCTTCTAATGCATTCCGACCAAACATAGATCTCTCCAGGATAGAGGCTAAATTAGATGAGATTCTCCAGATTCTAAAGAGGTAATTTATGGAAGTCGCTACTTGCGTTCTTGTTTTGATGATTTTGCTCTACCTACTTTTTGAAGAATTTGAGGACTGATATGGACTATCTATTTGCTGCGGCATTAATTGGGATTGCTTTATTTTGGGCTCTTTATTGGTTGGGGTAATCTATGAAAACCGCATACCTCGCAGGTAGCATGACTGGGACCTCTGATGGAGGCGCTTCGCTTCGCAGACAAATTAAGGGAGCCTTCATTCACGACAATCTTAAGATTATAGATCCACTCCAGCTTACGGACGACTATTGCAAGGTTCATCATCTTACCTTGGAGGGGATCTTGGGCGGTCTTAGAAATTCCGGGCTTTATCATCGGCAAGTAGTGACGCGGGATCTCGTCGATCAGGACTTGGAATGCGTCCGCAATGCTGATTTTGTTATCGCCTACATTAATCGTCCCTCTTGGGGCACTGCTGGGGAAATCACCTATGCTAGAGCACTAGGAAAACGGGTCTATGTTCTATTAGGGGAGGATTTTACGGAACCTCCTTTTTGGATTCTTGGCTGCACCTCGCTATATTCACACAGCATAGATTCTCTCGCCAATATGATTCGCATTATGGAGCTGTTCTAATGCCCTATATTCCCAAAAAAGATCGAATCCACACCTTTCCTTCCATTCCCGCCGAGTCTGTAGGAGAATTGAATTATCGAATTTGCCGTGAGATCGACCAATATTGCCAGAAGCATGGTGTGAAATATGCAACCTTCAACGATGTCTTTGGTGTTTTGTTGGCAGTAGCACAGGAACTTAATCGACGCTTTGTTGGCCCTTATGAAGACAAGAAGTTGGCGGAAAATGGGGAAGTCTTCCACTTTCTAGCATCGGAGATTAAATGACAGTCCTCTTTTACGACATCGAGATCTTCCATACTTATGATGAGGCCTATCAGGAGCGCATGTATACTGGCTGGCTTGACAAATCCGTAAGAATGAGCGCCGATGTTAGCTGCATCTCCCATTTTGGATATGCTGTGGATGATGAGCCGGTGCAATGCCTCGACCTCACTATGGACCCGAAGTATGATGCTAAAGCCCCCGCCAAATCTGAAAAATGGCTTCTTTCTCAAATTGTTCGCTTCTTTAATACTTCCTCCCATTTAGTTGCACATTTCGGAGATCGCTTTGATCGCCGCTATCTAAATGCAAAATTCATGCAACATAAGTTGGCTCCGATCCCTCCTCCAAATCTTCTGAAGCAGACCGATACTTGTCTCTTAGCGCGCAGGCATCTTAAGCTTTCTTCCAATCGCCTTGACAGCATTGCAAAGTTTTTTGGATTGCAACGAAAGAAGGACAAAAATTGGCCCGAAGATTGGATCGGAATGACCAAGGGACTTTTGGCTGCCTTTAAGCGTAATGGAGTCTACTGCAAAGGGGATGTGGAAACGCTTCGAGAAGTCTATCAAAAATTGCGCCCTTTTGTGCAGGGCCAGCCAACCCAAATGGCCGTGAATGGTATTAGCGGGTGCCCAGAATGTGCGGCCAAGACGGTTAACAAATATGGCTTCGCCTATAAGGGCAACAAAAAGTATCAGCGCTATATTTGTCGCGCCTGTGGCTATTTATTTCGAGGAGGTGTCCGCCTATGAAGCCTCAAGACTTTGACAGGATTGTTTCCGAATCTTTGGCTTTGGTCGCCGACTTAATGAAATCCAAGGGGGCCGACTATACCCAGGCCTCCGAAGATCGCCTCCAAAATTTTAAGAAGGTTGGGGCCGCCTTGGGAGTTTCTCCAAAAATTGTTTGGGGAGTTTATGCAGGAAAACATTGGGAAGCGATAATGTCCTATTTGCGAGGCATTCAGGAGTCAGAACCCATTCAAAACCGCATTGCTGATTTAATTGCTTATCTATTAATTTTAAGGTGCATTCATGAAGAAGAAGCATCAAATACCAACAACTAAGTGCAAGCAACTATGCAAGTCTGGAGCATCTTTCGATGAAAGAAGTCGAACGAGAGTTAAAGGTATTCATTACACGTCTTTACAAAAGGGTTGCAAAGCGCTTCCGCATAAAGATCTCCAAGCTAAAAATAATTCCGCACAATAAAGCCGTCGATTGTTATGGCTTCTACACAGAATCGCCAAGAGAGATCCATATAAGGCTGCGCTTCGAGAATGGTAATTGGGTGCCCATCCCGGAGATCCTAGAGACGCTTGCCCATGAGTTGGCCCATAGCGCCCACCCAGACTGCTTTGAGCATGACAGGCAATTCTATGCGGCCTATCATCAAATTGCCCAATACATGCTACAGTTTTACTGAGACTGTAGTTTAAGCTTCTCTTCAAGCTTCTTTAGAATCCTTTCGGCGAGAAGATCGACTAAGGCATCATCGATCTTGGGAGTCTTCGGAGAATTTCTAGCCTCATATTCTGCGGCGCGCTTTTCTACCTCTTCGTCTGTAACAGTATCTTCGGCAATCTTAGTGTTTTCCGGGACCGTGGATTTAATGGTGAAGTTGCACCTAGGGTAAGCGGAGACCAACGCCGTCTTAGTTGCGAAAGATCGGCAGGACAGCCCAATTGTAGGGGCACCCTCTGCTGGCTGCACAAAAGCTCTCCTATTTGGATCATAATAGGTTTTAAAAACTCCATCGGATTCCTGAATAACTGGAATGTTCATCGGACCACCATTTTCTTGACCGAGATTTTGGGTAGCTTCGTGACGCCGCGCTTCTTCATGCGGGCTTTATAGCCATTAATCAGACTGCGACATTTAGAACGGCTGTCGGATAAGGTATGATCAATACGGATTTCTTCTCCAAAGGCTTTGAAAGCTCCGGTAAATACTTCTTTAGTTTTCTTTTTCATTTTGTGTCTCCTTTAATTGGCTTATATTAAAATCATCCTTCATTGTCAATAGTCTTCTCTAAGAGTCTCATAGCATCCTCAAACGAAGGATGAATTAATTCTTTATTGTCAAGCAAAATCTTTAGTTGCTGCCCAAGAATAACAAAGCGCATCCTTTCCGCATATACGGCCTCAATTTGTGCTGCTCGAATGGCTTCCTCTAAGCGCTCCCATTGTCTCTCATCAAGGAATTCATTGGGGCCTAGAGCAATCTCTAAATAGTTACCCGGCGACATTAGTTGCATAAGATTCTCTATTTATTTGTTGGAGGAAGTTTAAAATCTAGCTTATCGGCTTCCGTCTCCTTCTTTTGTCGACGTCTTGGCTTTCCACCAATCTCCTTAATGATAGTTCTGGGGGGAAATGTCTCTTGTAGGAGATTATGGAGCGCTAGGGCGATCTTCTCAGGAGACCAAGCAGAATCCACTTTAAGATCCACTGCTTCAAGAAAAGCTAACTGGAAACTAATATCCTTTAAAGCATCTTCCACAACCTGTTTCGAAGTGTCGGAAAAATGCCCAGCTTTAAGCAGCTCTTCGGTGCTCGCCTTAGGATCTTTGAGCATAGCCCACAAGAGAAGAGTTTTCCTTGCAGATAGTTTATTTCGTTGAGCTGCAATTAGGACTCTATCCGGGGGAACCTCTTTCATAAAGATCCCAATCTTTACTAAAGAAGCAACGAATCGCTCCGCAATCGTCTTCTTACTCATTTTTTAGCCTCAAACACTCTTTAGCGAAGGCACAAGCCTCTTGGGCTAGTATTTTAGCATCATTCCAGCCCTGGCTCGTCTCATGCTTCAAATATAATTGTACATAATAATCAAAAGCCACAGGGGTATAACCATCCGAGTATTTAATGTCCAGCTCTTTAGTTTCCCCTGTAGTTTGTTCAGCAGCTTGCTTAAGTTGGCCAAGAATGGGGAACAATAGATTAGCTAAAGGGCTTTGGGGGGTTTTTTCTTCTGCCATTATGCATCTCCTCTATTAGTTTGGAACATCCAATCTTCTACTTTAAAGGTTTGAATCATTTCTCCATTAACATAAGGCTGCAAAATTGTAGAGTCGCTTCTAAGTTCCGGTCCCTGTATGATAAGCAGCCAAGTATCTTTTTTAAATTTTATGGAGTGAATAGTATCGGCCTCCATATTATAAAATTGGCCAGGAGTATAAACATTTGTCACTGGCTTAAATGGCATGATTGGATGATACTTTTCCAAGGAGTAAACTCCTGGACTGCCATTGTAATATAGGCGGCACATTTGAAATAGGTCTTGTCTTCCTTCCTGAGTTTCTTCCCAGATTGTGTTTTCTACTTCTCCCTTTATCACAATGGAGGTTAAATCAAAGCGATGATTGTGGGGGATAACAAATTCCTGTTGATCTCGGCTTGCATGGAATAGTCGTATCTTTCCTCCATCCGCAAAATCCTGAATCATGTAGCTAGTCAAGCCGGGCACAATATAGTTATAAATAGGAGAATGTGCCATAGCCTTTAGATCATCAAAATTATAAGAGTGCACAACAACCTTCTCTAAAAAGGATCATTTAGGTTTGTATGCTCTTTCACGATTGCCACGTCTTCATCAGTAATCGTAGCCCCAATCACAATGAGGGAACGCATAACATTATAGATGTCTTCGGGATCAGTATGCTTCATTCCCAAGCAGTGACCTAATTCGTGGGCGATGACTAGAGGATCTAAAGCCCCATTATAGGAAACCGTAATATCACAGGAACAGGGGCCATAGGAAGTAAGACGACGCGTCCACCCCGCAAATTTTTGATTTATATCTCGGGCAATGACAATCGCGCTTCTCTGAAGAGCGGGAATATGAAATGGACTATCTGCATTAGCTGGCGAATCATAAACCACAAAGCGATCATCTCCTAAGGCAGTATTCCAGTTTGCAACGGCTTCATGAACAGGCCCAGTATCTCCATAATTTACTTCCTGTACTACTATGGAATAGGTTCGGCAGGCATAGAAGTCTTCATTATAGTTTTGTCCATCCCAAGATGCTTCCCCAATTGAGGGGCCGCTCGCACTTCCGCAGCTTGCTAGGAACAATAGACTCAACAAACATAACAATTTAAGCTTCATTGGCTTCCTTCTCTTTCTGTTTTTGTGCTTTTTTTGCTTCCCGAATTGCTTTTCGCAGTCCCTTTACTTCATGATAACGGCCTTGAAAAGTGCGAATTGGGGAGCGCAGCCCTCCGGGGTAGGAGAATCAATAAAGCTTTCAAATATCTCTTCGTACGTCGGCACCTTTGTCATTCCCCATCCTCCTTAGCAAGCTCGGCGAGAAGCGCATCAGTTACGCGCAGGATATAATTAGCGTCGTCTACGGGGTCAAAATGTAAGGCCTTATTAGCAATGAAACCACATCCAATAAGAAATGCCCCCAACTCGCGCTTGGTGAGGCCTGGATAGGTTTCCCTCGGCGCAATCTCTCCGCAAGAATCTCGATCAAACCAAGTAATAGGAAACGCCGGGCCGCTTTGATCGTTGGGTTTGGTGGTCATGGGAGCTTCCTCCAAATTCGATAGATCATGACGGCACACAATGTGAAGAATCCTAAGAAAAATATTCCATAGGCAATTCCCACACCTTTTAAAATTGGAATTAGCCCGGCCAACTGATTTAGAAAATTATCCATTTTCCACCTCCATCAACTCATCTTGATATTTAGAAAGTACTTCTTTGATCCTGCGGGCGGCTTCGAGGGCTTGGGCTACGGTACGGAAGCAATTGCCAATCTCAATTCTCTCTGCGTCCGGCAAAAAGGCGGTGAGAAATGTAGTTTGGCAGACAGACATGTCTGAGTTCCTGCCGACATTGTAGTATGTTTCATTCTCCTTTGGCACCCACCTCTTTGGCTCATGCCATTTTTGCCAACCCTCGTACTCTATCAGTTTCCTAAACTCCCGTTGCTCCCGCTTGTCCTTAAGCAAGAAATATTCTTCCCCAATCGCAGTTACTTTTCCCCCATCACAGCACCCATTACAATCACGTGGGTGTGTTTCTTGGTAATGCTTTGGGTTTTGTAGTTTATCCCCCACCTTCACTTCAGCTTTAAAATCTTTTACTGGTTTCCAGGGCATATTTACTCCTTCAAATTAAAATGCTCAGTGATCCCTTAAATCTATGACGGTTAGCCTAGTATCGCCGATCATCGAACAATACTTTTAGTCTTTGTAAGACAGATTTAAACTCTCGGTACTCTTCTAACTCTGCTTGCAAGTCTTTAATCATGGCTCTTAAGTCGTAGATTTTACCGTCTCGATACCGAATCATTTCTTCCAATCTATTAATTTTAGCTTTGTCTGCTTTCATAAATTTAAAAACCCATCGGGCCAGATTCCCCGCCTGGCTCCCTATATAGCCGGTCCAGTTCTAGTCCGTTGTCGGCATAAGGACAAAGCATAAGCCCGTTTACTGTAGGCCACCGACTTCCACCCGGCGCAGTAACGCCGCCGATGGGTTAAGTTTTCAATCGCGTCGCGGTTTCGGCTACTTATAGTAGCGTTGTTGACTTTTCACCCTTTCCCCATGCCTGGGCACACATTACAAGGGCACTATATTATTGGCTCCGATTTTTACGGATATTTGTCCAAGGGCGGCTCGTTTTATGGACTCCTCTGTACCTTTCCTAAGGAGGGTTCAACACCCTAGACCAATAAAGAGCCAGGCACCGCGCAGCCTAATTTAATCCTTTTCTTTCTCCTCTAATGCTTTCTTAAGTCGGTATTTTTTGGTCATTTGTTCCCCCGATAAACTTTTAGGTTTTTGAGATGCTCCATGCACCATTCGTGGAATTGTTTCTTGAGTCCTTTTCCCGCACCGGCGGCATAGGCGGCATAGGTGGCATTGGCGACATTGGCGGCGACATTGGCGGCATTGGCGGCATAGGCGGCATAGGCGGCATAGGCGGCATTAGCGGCGGCATAGGCGGCACCGGCGGCATAGGCGGCATTGGAGGCATTGGCGGCGACATTGGCGGCGACATTGGCGGCATTGGCGGCATAGGCGGCGGCATAGGCGGCATTGACATTTTCTTGCGTAGGCTTTTTAAGCCAAGCTTCCGCCGCTTTAATCGCTTCCCGAGGCGCTAATTGCCTTGGATATTCAGATTCATAAATTTTGAGAACTTTCTTAGCTGCGTAAACTGCGAGCTTAACCGAATCGATTTTAGTCCAGTGATATGCTTTAATAATCCGCATCTCAGACCAAGCCTGTTTAGTGTCTTCCTTTACCGAGTCGCCGCGCACTTCGACCTTGGTTAAGACAGGCCCATTCACATAACGAAGAGCGTCTTGGATTAGCTCTGAGGCGTGGAAACCATTGTGGCATATTTTTAACTCGCCACTAATCTTTTGCCACTCGCCCACCTTCCACTCACATTCACCATGCGCAGAGACAAGACCGTCGTATAGGAATTTGTAGAGGTAGATTTTTTTCTTGGTCATAACTCCTCTATCGAATAAACTGTTTGCTGCCTTTGCCTTCTTGTGCGGCCATTGCCTTGAACCACTTCTCACAATCAATCATGGCCTCTTGCGCCGTCTCTCTTCGTGACAATAGGATTGCCTTCCGACCTCGATGTTGGCGATCCTCATAAAGAACATGATATTTGAGATCCCCTGCCCTATCCATCTTTCGAACTTTTATCGTAGCTCGCTTCATTTATCAAGCCTCTTTTTTGTTTGTCCGCCCAATTTTCTGCTTATTACTTACTGCAAGCTTCGGGCCATTCAAATTTTCCAGTGTTTTCAGTTTGCCACGGCCCAATACTGAGGGGTGAAAGCCTCAATTTGGTCTAAAGCTGTGGAGATTAGTCCCCAGGCAGTAAAATAGTTTAGGTGGTAGGCCTTGACCCAATACTCGGCGATGACATCGGCATAATTCCCGGCCTGAAGCATTTCTTTAGTGGCTTGTAGTAGCTGTTTATAGTTCATTTTTTAGTCCTCCCTTTGCTGATTAAAAAATCTTCCGGCTTGACTGACACTCTTTTTGGATCGATCCAAACATCGTCCCAACCTATGCGAGTAAGAAACACATAGCCCAATTTAAAGAGGAGAGATTGCTTCTTTAAATATCGCTTAGGCAAATAGCTATAAACTTCGGTCACAATCATATTAGGGCGCAATTTTCCAATGCCTTTCAAAACTTCTAAATCATGCCCCTCAGTGTCTATTATTAAGGCTGTACAATTGCCCGTTACGCTTGCTAGTGGCATTGCACGGGCTAATACTATATCCGGAATGTACGATGGATCTTGAGGATGAAATGAGGCTTTCGGCGTTAAATAGGAGCAATTTTGCCCAGACATCCAGCAATGTTTTTCTTTATTTGATATGGCAAGATTTTCACAACGTGCCTTGGGGAATTCCGCTAAATTGTGCACTAGCTGTCTATATGTAATAAAATGTGGCTCAAGTAAAAGACCTCCCCAATTATTTTTTAATAGTATGCGTCCTATGCTATAATTTAGCCCATCTCCTGCACCGACCTCTACAAAAGTTTTGGGCCATGAGGATTTTCTTAACTTTTGGATTAGCCTCGCAGTTAGCTCCTCTTTCATACTCCCCTTTCCTATTCTATTTTGTTTGTACTACCTTCCAGCCTAACAGTAAGCGCATCCATAGCCTAAACCACCAATTAGGCGGCTTATCCTGGCAAAAAATCTGAAGCTCCCAGTATGGGGGATTGAGGAGCTTATCTTTTATTGTTTGCATTTTGTGTTCTTTATAATTAGGCATATTTTTCCACCTTTTCAATAAATGCTATACGCTCCTCTATAGTAGCCGTTTCGTATATGGTCCTTGCCTTGGCTTGAGCTTCTAACTTCTCAGGCAGCGTTCCGCATTGGTGGGTCATGATACACTTATAGAGGGCCGCATCGTTTGATCGTGGGTTGATATGTTTTCGTCCTACTAAGCGGGCATAGCTGCGAATTTGTTCGATGGTTGGTAGTGGAATGGTAGTCATACTATTCTCCTTTCGCTTTAGAAACATCAATCACAGGATAGGGCCTGACCTCGAAATCTTCCGCATTAAGCGTTTTGTCTATGTAATATGACGGATTGAACTTAGCTAGCCAGGCTTGCGTCCGTTCCGGCGACCACGTAATCATAGCAACCCAGCCTTGAATTTTATGATAGACACAGTATTCCATGATTAGTCTCCTCTCGCTTTTGCAATGGCATCTTGAATTTGTTTTAATTGTAATAGAATAAGATTTGATTCTGCTTTCGAAACTGGTTCGCTACATTCCGCAACCTCTTCACGTATCTGCGCGTGATAAAGCGCCTCTTGCAGTCCCAACACTGCTTCTTGACAAGCCGCCAATAATTCCGGCGCAGCGGCGAAGAGATTAAACTCGGGGTTATTGGCACAAATATAGGCCACAGATTTTCCATCAGACGAGAAAAGTTCGCGCAAATACCGGCGGTCTAAATCCTCGTCGCGATCAATAGGTTTTTCGATGTAAGGCCCTGGCACGTGTTTAGTGTTAGTCATTGTAATTCCCCCTCCTCATTAAATTCATATTTATTAATCTCGATAGATTCAACGATAGCTTCCTCACTAGTCAGGTATTCATATTCATTTCGGAGGATTGATAGATACTCTTCCTTAAGAGCGCGTTCGAATTCTTGTTCTAGGTCTTCTTTAGCGTCCGAGTCATAGTCCTCGCTTTCCTCATCACCCAATCCCTTGAGGTCTTCGAGGAATTGCTTAGCTAAGATATAAGTGTCGCAACCTTCGCCGTGATTCTTGAGGATCGCTTCGGCGCATTCTTTGGGATAAAGGGTTAGGTCCCCGGTAATGCCATTGCCTCGACCTATGTTAAACCCAGTAATCCGAAGGCCGATTTCTCTAGCATCTTCGTAAATGTCCTCCCACCATTCGTGCTCCACATTCAGGCTCCACAACTTTTCGAGCACGAATTGTTTGGCTTCATCGGATAGCTCATTGAATTTGTAATAGTTAACTTGGATTGTTTCAGTCCTCATAGTTCCTCCTATATAACATCTAAAACTTGATAACCCATTTTCTCAAAAAATTCCTTCATACACGATTCACCGCGCCCCGATAAACTGTCATGCGTCATATAGAACCCCGCACTCTCTAACGCCGCCTCCATAGCAGCACTCAATTTATGATAGCCATACCCCGAGGCTCGCCCCGTCATTTTAGAAAACCTACTGAGGGGTCCTTTCCAAGCAGCAATTGTACAAATAACTTGGGATTGCCCATGAGATGCAACTAATTTTCCGGCTTGTTGTCCTTCATAAGAAAGCGCCCAGGCAGTGACGCATTTAACTGGCGCACAATCAAAGGCTGTCTTCATATATCCTCCTTTATTTGTCATGCTCCTAAACCGCATCTTATACGATTATCGGATTGAGTCAACTAAAAATTGCTCGCACAAATAAAATAATCGGGGCGCTCACCCGCGCTAAAGCGCGGGTGACACAGGACCGCTACAATTCCTGCCTAAATTCCAGGCAATCTGTGCCATCCCCATGAATTATAAAGCCTTTTCTCGTCACATAGAATTCACCTAATTGTCACATATAGATAAACCTATAATATCCTTAGCCTATCTCAGGTTGCCTATTATTTGTGCATTATTTTGGCACGCTTCTTGATTGAAAGTGGTTTTCAATTAATACCCCTATTACGCGCCACGTTTGAGGAGACAGGAAGATAAGGACCATTATGTTAAGTTGCCTAATAAATGGGCAGGACCAGGCTTGGCACAGCTATTGCATCCTGGAGACTGCACACCCCAAATAGAGGATGGCATAGGTCGTGCTATTGCAAGGCACATACCAAGATTTTGAAAAAGCATCCTTTAGGGGGTGGGGGGTTTGAGGCGGCCCGTTGGGTGGGGCCCTCTAGTTAGATCGATATATAAAACACAAATGAGGAGGTATATAAGAGAGAGAAGAAAAGCAGATTGACAATAAAGAGACACTTCTGTAGAACTTAAAGTTAAATGATTCTCTTCACCCTCCTCGGTCGTTTTGCTGCCTCTAAGATCTTTCCATGGGTCCTGCTGGTCGGAATGGTCCTAGGATGCGCCTGGTATTTGAAACACACAGGATATAAAGAATGCCAGAAAGATGTTGCCATTGGGTCCTATGTCCAGGCAACAGAGGGGATTAATCAAGCAATAAGGAGCTCCAATGAAGCAGATACTACGATTGCTAGGCATGGGACTATCCTCCACTCTCGCTCTCTTCCAGTCGTGGCCGGTATTCCTCAGCTTGATCCTTATAGGGCCTGCCTGCTCTCCTCGCGTGATCCATTATCCAAAGAGTGTGATCGAAGCCTGCCCTTATCCCCATCAAACGGTCCAGCCAGGACCGATCACCCAAAGCACTTTCGACACCATTATTCAAAATCACGACCTAGACCACAAGTGCATAGACTACCTAAAGCATCTCCTTCTTCCATTCACCGGCACAAAGCATCTCAAAGGTGGAAGACCCATCTTCATCTCAGGCACCATTCCCTGGCTCCCTGCAAAGAAGCAGTATCTTATCCCAGCCTCACCCTTCGAGCGCACAACCTTGCAAGCCTCGGTGGATGCTTGGAATATTGCCCTCGGCACCCCCATTTTAGTGCTCACTGATGAAGGCATAGCCGCCGACATTAATGTAAAGTTCACTGATTTTGAAGTCCCCAAAGGAGCTCTAGCCATCTCCACAACCCGACTAATAGGCTCCTGCACGATAAGAATTAGGCCAGAATTAGGCTATCCAGAGCCCTTCCATGAGGTCCTCGCCCACGAAATCGGCCATTGCCTGGGACTAGAGCATCGCAAGCATAACGGAGGCCTAATGGCACCAGTGAAGCTGCAAGGCTTTCCCGACCCCGACAAGAAATCAATAGAGATACTAAGGAGATTCAATCCCTATCTAAGGAAGACCAATACTCCAGAATGAGGATACAGGGAAGCCAATAGGGAGGATATCCAGGCAGAAGCCACTCTAATATAACGTATGAGAAGGTAATTTAGTTCTACTAATCTAACTAATATTATGAAAATATCGAAACGCACGAATAATTTTATTGAGAACATTTTTGAGCATATGGTCACATATGGTAATAGCCACCTTGAGGCAAATAAAGAAGATTTGGGCGAAAGTAGCCTTATTGAGCATATCGAGTTTCATCCATATCAGGGCGGAAGCAGTCCTGTGCAATCTTTAAAAGATATGTCGCCGGAGAAGCAGCAAGAGATGCTTGACCTTTATTCGGAGCCGGGTTATAGTGAAAGACTCCGCAAACAAAAGGGTTGGAATGGCCGAAGCTGAATTTAACTATACGCCTGCCTTTAAAGCCGCTTGGGAAAGAATACAAGAGCGGATTAAGCAGGAAATAGCCATAGCCGTGGATAAGCTCGGGGCTGAAGACCCTGAGACTATGGACGCTATCATCTCTTCTGTCTTTCGTGAGGAGATGCAAAAGCTTGGGCAGATTGAGCGTATTAAAAACCTTTACAAGATTCGTGATAAGCATACCCAGCAATTCACACAATTCGTGCCCAATAAGCATCAGCTTGATGTTCTCGAAGGTGGGCGTTCCCGGGTTGCAATTCTTAAAAGCCGCCAAGTCGGGTATACTACCTTTGCCTGCGTTTATGCTCTAGATAAGGCTCTTTTTGAATATTGGAACACTGGCATCATGTCTCACTCACAGAAACATGTTGCTAAGATCTTTGATATTGTCCGCCATACCTATTCTTATTTTGTTCGTGATTGGGGTGATTATTATAAACCACAAGAAGCCTTCAATAATGCCAATGAACTTGCCTGGGAAGATACGAAAGCCTCTGTTTCCGTTGCAATGGATTTCCAAGGCCGCACTGTTAAGCTACTTCATTGTTCTGAGGCGCATTTTATTCCTACTGACCGGATTGTAAATTCCCTTCAGGCCGTCCCCGATTCTGGGGAAATCTTTCTTGAAACTACTCCAAATGGTCGGGGTGGATACTTCTTCAAGGTGTGGCAGGATTATGAGAAGCATGGAGACTCGGCAGCCTATAAGGGGATCTTCGTTCCTTGGTTCGAACATTATCCTGAGAATCCAGAAAAATTTATTCCTCCTCCAAACACTAAATGGGATGCGGATGAATTAGAACTAAAAGCTCGCTTTAATCTTGAAGACTATCATCTTTGGTGGAGGCGCAGGATTCTAGTTGAGAAGTGCGATAATAACAAGAACTATTTTGACACGCATTATCCTTCTGACGTTGAATCCTGCTGGCTAGCGGGAGCTTTAAAGGTTTTCAAACCCGAGACACTCAAGCTTCAACAGCGGTTTGTTAAAGAGCCGAATCGGATTGGGACACTCGAATCGGACGGTAAGAAAGTAAAATTTACGGATGATGCAGCCGGATGGTGGAAAATATATCAGCTTCCTCAAGTGAATCATTCCTACTCTCTTGGAGTTGATAGCTCGACTGGTTCGGGCCATGATCCTTCCGTAATCATTATTATTGACAATGAAACCGGGGAGCAGACCGCAAAATTTTCTGGCTTTCTTGATGCAGAATCTTTATCGGATGAAATGTTTAAAGCCGCACAGCTTTATAATAAAGGCTTCATTAATCCAGAAATAAACGAAGCTACTGGGCTTGCTGCTCTAACGCTACTAAAACAAAAATACTTCAACATATACAAGCGGCAAGAATTTGATTCGGCCAATAAGACTTATACCAGCAAGCTTGGCTTTTACACATCTTCGGTAACAAAAAACTTCATCTTGGCCAATTTAAATATTGCATTAAAAGAAGGACGTATTAAAGTAAGAGATCAGCAGACCTTTGACGAATTGACAACTTTTATTCACGTTGTAGACAAGAAACCTGATGGGCGATTAGTGGTTACGGCTAAGAAACAGGCCGAGGTGGGATGCTTTGATGATGAGGTTATCGCCCTCGCATTAGCCTTGGAGATGCAGCGAGCACGACCACAAGAAGATATAACGGAGCATAGAGTAGTCTCTAATCGTCAAGAAAAGGGCATCGAATATGTCGAAATCGACAACTTCTTATTATGAATCTGCGGGGAAGCCCGAAGCAAGCAAGACAGGCAAGGGCATTTCTCCTGAAGATGCCAAGCTGCGCCGTGCCAAGAAGACTGTCAAAGATTTCCTAGAAGAATCTGAAAAATATACAAAGCCCTATTTTAAGAAGTTCCGCCGCATCTATGCCGATTATATGATGAGTCGGGCAGCGATGATTTTCCCTAGCGACACTGAGCAAGGTGTGCAATCGGCATTGTCCTATCAGATTATCGAAGCTTTTACCCCAGAAGTCGTCATGGCCTTCTTTCAAGAAAAGCCCTATGTAAACATCCTTGCCAGACGGCAAGAACTAGTGCAGATCGAAAAGGATATTGAGGACTTCCTGAGTTTTGAAGCGGATGAAATGGGGATTGTGCCCAAATTTATTCTAGCTGCGAAGTCGGTTAGCATGTTTGGCACGCATATTGTAAAGACGCCCTGGAGAAAAGAGACAAAACAGTTTAGACGTCCCGATGGAAGCTCATATCCAAAGAAAATTTATGACATGCCGGATTGGGACAATGTTTCCATCTTTAATTTCTTCCCAGACCCACATTATAAAGTGGCGGGCGATATTGATGGAATGAAAGGCTGCGTTCATCGCGTATTCCGCACAATGGATCAGCTTGAGCGAAACAAGAAAAGACAGCTTGTAGATGGAACCTCCGTAGGGGTTTATACAAACCTTGACAAACTAAAAGAGCGCATTGCCAAGAATGAATCTAGTATTCCCGATGCTAGCTATTATGACCAAGACAAATTTTACGATCAGAAGACTTCAGAGCAAACATTCGGGGCTACTCAAACAAATGGCATACAGTGTGATGAATATTGGGGGGTTTTTGATGCGGACGGAGATGGCAACCTGCTGGAATACGTCATTACTTTGGCCGATGGCGAAATAGTTATCCGCTGCGACGTAAATGGTCTTGATGGACAGTATAAGCCCTTCTTAGCCGATATTAATTCACAAACTCCGGGGGAGTGGTATGGAGTAGGCAATATCGAGCCAGTATGGTCTATTCTAACGGAAGCCAAGATCTTGAAGCAAACCAAGCTTCGAGCGGTTAAATTGGCGACAAATCCAGTATCTATTGTTGATCGTTCAGGTGGCTTTAATCTTAAAAATCTCGTTTCTTATCCGGGCGCGCTCTGGGTTGGCAATGATACGAATGCTATTAAACCTCTACCCATTGGAGATGGATTTTTGGCTGCCTATCGAGAAATTGCGTCTATGGAACTTGAGATTCAGCAAGCTTTGGCGCTTCCTACTCCCGGAGCGGCAGGCATTCCAGGAGGAGCGCAGGTTGGTCGCACAACGGCAGGCATTAATTTTATTCAGGGATCTGTTGCCAAACGACTAATGCTTCGGACAATGCTATGCAGTGGAACTCTGATTGAGCCTTTCTTCTATCGCCTCATCGATCTTAATAATCAATTCCTTCCAGACGAGGTTCCTTTCCGCGTTCTAGGGACTAGGGAGAATCCATTCAAGATTGTTAAGAAAGAAAATTTTAAGGCTTCTTGGTATGTGTCCGCAAAAGTGGCGATGGACCGAATGACCAAGAGCATGCGCCAAGCCAATCTTAAGGAAAACATTATTCCTCTATTAGAGCTTAATGATAAGGCGAATCCTGGCTCATTTAAGTGGGATATTTTTATTCCCGAAGCACTAAAAGATTTTGATTATCGTGATACAGAGCGCTATTTCCGCCCTGAGCAAGAATTGCAGCAAATGAAGCAGCAGCAATTGCAGCAGCAGCAGCAGGTTGCCGCGCAAAACACCCAAATGCAGGCCATGGCGCAGGGAGCTTTGGTAGACAAGAAAACTCAAGGTGAGCTGCAAAAACGGCAAATGATGGATCAAGCATCCTTGACAAAGACTATTATTAAAGAGACAATGGATGCAAAGCTACAAAAAGATACACAGCAAGCAGACATAGCACATAGCCTAATTAGCACTGTGATAAAGGGCATTACTGGAGGGGATAATGGAGCAGGAAATCAAGGACAAGGATAAAGCAACTTTACAAATTGAGAAGGACTTGCTAAGCTTATTCCAACACCCAGGGTGGCAACATATTCGAAGCAGCATTGAAATTATTACTGCTGGCAAAATAGAGTTGCTTATAAAAGAGAAAGATCAAGACGAAAAGCAGCGATTGCAGGCTGAGATAAAAGCCCTAAGGAAAATTCCAGAGTTTATTGTTGAAACCATGCAAGCGGCAGATAATATCCGCGAACTAAAACAAGAAGAACAAGACTTTATTACAGAATCAGACCCCCTATAAGGAGATTAAAATGGCTGATGAAAACAAAGAAGTGAAAGAGGCGGAATACCTTGACACCTCTCTCTTCAATGAATTGGAAGCTCCCGAGCCTCCTAAAGAAGAGGCAAAGGTAGAAGCAAAAGTTGAAGAAACAAAGACGGAAGAGAAGGCTCCTGAGGCCAAGCCTGAGGAAAAGAAGCCGACTCCTGAAGATGAAATTAAAGAGCTGCGCAGTAAACTTGCCCAGACCGAGGAAAAGCTCTCGGCCCTTTCCAAGCCTAAAGAGGCTGAAAAGACGGAAGGCAAGATTGAGACACTGGACGATATTTATGACCGCGAATTTAATGAGCGCCCGAGCGAAGCCGTAAAACGGTATGTCAAGGGCCTCAAATACCAAGAAGCTCTTGAACGGGACCTAGCCAATACCACCCACATTATGCAAGAAGCTGCTTCCGGTCGAGTGCCAGGCTGGGAAGACTTCAAGGATATTGCTCCTGTGATTGAAAAATTGGCCGAGACCAATCAAGACATGGTGAAGCCGGAATTTGGTGGAAGTATCCGTGTTGTGGAACTACTTGGTTGGGCTGCCCGAGGCATGATTTCTGCGGCAAAAGCTAAATCTACCGCGAATGCCGAAACCAAGAAGGCCGAAGATGTTGCTAAAGATCTTGGCAAAGAAAAAGTCTTCATGGAATCTAATAATACTTCGGCTGCGGCTCCCAAAGCTACTTCCGAAATCACTCCCGAAGAATTTAGGAAGCTTCCTCTTTCAGAAATGGAAAAGCTGCTTCCCTTCATGGAATAGTTTAAAACTTTACGAAAGGACGATGAATTATGCCAGTAACTATTCAAGGTGCATCTAACCAAACTGCACTGAATGCAATCTATTACGAGGAAAAATCCCTAGATCGCCTCGTTAGAATGCTCCGATTTAAACAACTTGCTAAAATGTCTACAGGTATTCCAAAGAAAAGTGGTGATACCGTCTACTGGATTCGTACCGGTGAATTGCATGTCACGGACCCGGATGATTACGCGACTGTTGAAACGGTTGTGGGCGCAGAGCAGGCGCTTGTGTTCACGACTGTCTCGAAGACTGTAAAAGAGTACAGCAACTATGCCATTGTTGGCGATATTACCGCTTTTGCGGGTCGTACCGCCACGATGGATGAAGTTGTGAGTGCGCTTTCCGATCAAGCGGCTGAATTGTATGATACTATTTGCCGCAATGAATTACAAAACAATCTCCCTGCTCAATATGCCAATAGTCTTGGTAGCGTCGGCGCTATTACTGCTGGCGACATCTTGACTGTAAAAGAAGGCCTTAAAGCACATATTGCTCTCGCCAAAGATGCAGTTGGTCCGCATGAAAGTGGAGCTTATGTTTGTGTTATTCATCCGGCCTCCAAGGGCGATGTTATGAATGATACGAATGCGGGTGCTTGGGTGGATGTGAAGAAGTATGTGGACCCCGATCCGCTACTTCGTGGTGAGCTTGGTGAATGCTATGGTGTCCGCTATCTTACTAGCCAAAATATTTATTCCGCCAATGATGGTTCCGGCTCGGCAACAGTCTATCGGAATATCTTTATGGGTGAAGGTTGTTTTGGTATGGCTCGTCTGGGGAAAGACTCCTATGAGCTGAATATGAAGACCTCGGACGAAAATACCACCAGCGATCCTAACAATCAGATTAATACGGTAGGCTTTAAGTACCTGGGCCTTGGCGCTAAATACCTTGGCGGTTCGAGCAATGGCACCAAAGATCGCGGTCGTGTTATCTATTGCGGTTCGCAATTCTAAATTAGCGTAATCCTCTTCAAGAGGATTGGTCGGAATGGGGGCGGGGCTGCCATCAAAGCGTGCTCCTCCTATCCCCTCCTTGAGAGGCGGCCT